TGAGCAAAGCACCAAGCACCAAGATTGCCAAGGTCGCAGGCCATCTGGTCAGCAGGAAGACCATCACCAGTTGGAAAGCCATCGAGTTGTATCAAGCAACCCGCCTTGCGGACATCATCTTTACCCTGAAGCGCCAGGGCTGGGACATCTCAACCACCATGCGCTATGAGCCCGATGGGACGCGGTATGCGGTCTATCGCCTGATTTCCTACCCCAAGCAAGGAGACTACTGTGCAATTTAAGCCTACCAACCGCAGGATTTTTACTGAGCAAGATGAGCCACTCTGGCTTAAAATAGCCGCAAGCCTCGCCTTCGGGCTGGGCCTGCTTGCCCTTATGTTTATCTAATCGGAGAGAAGAAATGCAAAAAATCGCAACCGCCCTCGTCAAAGCGCAAAAAGCCTTCGGCCCCGCGCTCAAAACATCCACCAACCCTCATTTCAAGTCCAAATACGCCGACCTCGCTGCCTGCGTTGAAGCGGTCATTGACGCCTTAAACGACAACGGCATCGCCTTGGTTCAGCAGTCCCACCATTGCGAAGACGGGGTGATCATCGAGACTCTGTTCATCCATGAGTCTGGCGAAACCATCTCGGGGGGCAAGTTCCATGTGGTCGCCTCGAAACAAGACCCCCAGGGTTACGGGTCGGCCATGACCTATGCCCGCCGGTATGCCCTCCAAGCGGCTTGTGGGATAGCCCCAGAGGATGATGATGGCAACCGTGCGGTTCAGTCCCCCAAACCCGCTCCAAAGCCCTCTAGGGCCGTCCGTAGCCGCGAGGAGGTCGAGACCCTAGTCAAAGCCGCAACCAGCCCAGAACTGCTCACAACGGTCTGGAAAGCCCTGCTTCCCGAGGAGCGCGAGATGGTGCGCGAAATCGCCGCCGAGCATGGGGAAAAGTTGAAGTTGGACGCCAAACTGCGGGAGGGAATCCAAAATGCGTGAGCCCAATCCCTTCCAAGGCGACGGAAATTGGTGGAATGACCGCCTGGGCAAGTTAACCGGCAGCAGGATGGAAGATGCCATGTCATTTTTGAAACAAAAATATGACAAAAAAGGAAATCCGCTTCCAAAAGAAGAAACCACGGCAAGACAAAACCTCCGGTTTGAGATTGTCGCGGAAAGGATCAGCAACACCTTTGCCGACAAATACATGACCACCGATATGCAATGGGGGGTTGATCAGGAAGCCGCCGCCAAGGAGCGTTTTGAGTCGGTGACCGGTTTAATCGTGACCGACACAGGCTTTCTGGATCACCCTCGCATCCCTTTTTGCGGGGTAAGCCCAGACGGTTTTGTGTCCGATGGGTGCCTGATCGAGATCAAATGCCCTCGGACTAAAACCCACATGAAGTATGTGGCCAGCCAGACCATCCCTGCGGAGTACAAGCCGCAGATGATTCTCCAGTCCGCTTGCACCGGCAAGGATGTCTGGTTTGTCTCGTATGACCCGCGTATGGGCGAGGGCAAAGACCTCTACATCAAGAAGTTTTGCCCGACCGCAGAGGAAATCGCCGAGGTGGAGAAAGCCGCCGAGCAGTTTCTTGCGGAGTGTGACGCCCTGTTTGACTTCTTCAACGAAAAATCGAACTACTTTGATAAAGGAGCATTTTGATGCTGATGATTGGAATGGCCCGCTTGGGCAATGACCCCGAGGTGCGCTTTACACCGGACGGGAAGGCTCTAATGGACCTCAGTCTTGCGTTTAGTTACGGGCGCAAGGTTGATGGAAAGCAACCGACCCAATGGGTCTCTGGGACGCTCTGGGGAGACCGGTGCGAGAAGTTAAAGCCTTATCTCACCAAGGGCCAGTTGATCTTCGTTCAGATGACCGAGCCGCACATTGAGGAGTTCAAGAGGAAAGACGGGACCGGCGGGGTTTCCCTGCGGGCGAGGATTGGGGAGTTGGAGTTCGCAGGATCAAAACCTGATTCTCGGCAGGAACCCGCCAAGAGAGGATCATTTGATGATCTACCTGACGATATCCCGTTCTAATGATTAGCACTCGACTCTGGGCCATCAAATTGCGCCAGTCTTACTACAAAACGGTTGGCGCATGGCCTTACTTGATGTTTGAAACCAGGCTGGCCGCGCAAGAATTCATTGAGAAACACTCCATTGAGGGTGTTCCGGTGCGCGTCCGGCTGACTCTAAGGGAGATGTTATGAAGATGATTATCATCGGAGCCTGTGTTTTACTGTTTTCCGGCTGCGGGGTTATGCCCAAAAAAGCCGAGATTCCCGAGCAGGAATTGCTTGTGGATGACAAAGTCCACGCTATGAGCCGCCTCGAAGTAATGAACGCGATTGGAGAGTGCCAGACCGCTCGAACCCGTGCGGTCATTATTTACGGCAAGCGCAAGGTTGGTGGAGTGACCCGCGACATAGTGGTGGATGTCTCATGCGCGCCGCTCTATTGATCGTGGGTGGGATCGCAATGGGCTCGGTTGCGATCCTCTACCACCACCACGCCGTGGCCAGCGCCGGTCTTAAAGGGTATGAGTTGGGGGCAAAGGCGGCTTTGTCTGTCTCGCCCCCCTCTGAGAGGCTGGAGGTGGTCTGCGCGGGCCTTTGGTTCTCCAGCATTGGAGAGGAATGGAAAAAAAGGGGGCTCGATGATGAGCCCCCGAAGTCCGCCGTTCCAAGGAGATGAAACGCCCTTAGTTTATCAGGAAAGGTATAGGGTGCGCTCATCCTGGCGGCGCTTGACAAGACCAGGAAGCACCCTTCCGCCCCCCTTGGTCCATGCCATAAACGCATCCGCAGCGCCCTCGTAGTCCTCCCGCCGGTGCTTCATCAGGATGGTTGACCGCTGGAGGTTTCCTAGACCAGCGTTGAAAGCAAAACTTGTAAGCGCCCCAAACTGCCCATCAGTAACCCGACCATTAGTAAGGCGTAGAACGCCTCGGGTAAAACGCGCAAGGTCTTCAGCAAGTAACGCATCGATTTCCTCCATTGACCAGACTCGGTTGTCTTTGGGCCGCAGGGGGAAGTCCTTGCGGACCATCCCCTCTTTGGCTACCACCGGCAGTTTGATTTGCTCTTGGTATAGCACCCGCCCCACCCCAACCGTCCAAATCTGCGCAGGGCAAAGATAGGGCCGCTGGCGCACCCCCTCATGATGCTTGAGCATCTTCAAGACCTTGGGGTCAAGGTTCATTTTTTCTGCCAGTTGCGGCTTCCGAACCAGAACCCGATGATCCCGCCCAGCATGGCCATCTCGTCTTCGGTAAAGACCACATTGGCAAACTTAATCAGGTCATCCATCGTGGCCAGCATCTCGGGGTGCATAAACCCGTAAATAACAAATGACAGATTGATCAGGCAAAGTTCCGCAACAAAGATATAGGTCACGGTCGGGCGCACGGTTCCAATGTAGTTGGCCACCCAAGGGCTTGCCTTCTCCAAGATTTTCTCATCGTGTTTGAGCGCCGCCTCGGTCATCTGGGCTTCGGTCTGCATGGCAATCTGGTCGGTGCGGATTTCCTCGACTCTCTGCTGCGCAATAAACCCCTCACGGGCCAGCGCCAGTTCGCGCTCGGTCTGCATCCGCGCAAGTTCTAATTCCTGCTTCTTGTCTGCCTTGTCCTGAAAGTAATCAAGCAGTTTCGGCAGACCGGAGATGAGTAGACCCCCAAGGGTAGAGATAAGTGAAAGCATGGTTATCCTCTAAATTCAATGACCATCGTGACCAGCATATAAATGATGAAGATGCCTGCGCCGATGATGGTCGTGCCACCAACCCACAAAATCAGGTTGTCCCAAAAGTCCTGCTGCCTCTGCTCTTGCTCCTGCTTCATCTTGATGCGGCGGGCTCTGATCTCTCGGCGCATATTGCAAAACTTGCGATAGCCGTCCATGCCGCCAAACTCACCGCCTAAATTGGCCCACGCACCTACCACGAACATTTCGCGAATTTCGGTTTCCATCTGGCGCAATTTGTATTCCGCTTCAAAGGCGTTGAATGCCTCTTGGGTGTCATTGCCGTCACTAAGCGCACCAAATAGTTTAGGCTTCGTTGGCTTGTTTTTTTCCTTCTGGATTGCCTGCTCTAGTTGGTCAGCCACTCCGCAATACTTGGAGAGTTGGCTAAAGACCCCCTCGGCTTCCTGCGCAAACTCAGAGGCTTTTTTGATGCCCGACCAGATGGCCGAGGCAGTCGCTAGTAGGGTGATTGGATCGATGATGGCCTCACTTGTCTGCCTTATCGTTTAGGCGGTCAAAGAATTGCGACATCATAGACTCCAATTTGTCGAATCGGGCATTGATCTCTTGGCGGACCTCTTTAAGTTCATCTTTGCGCACATAGATTTGCGGCAAGTTCGTTTCGATGCGGTAGAGGTCTCTGCGGAGTTCTTTGACTGAGTCCCAGATTTCTCTTGCGAACCAACCAATAAACCCAATGATCACGCCCAACGCTAGATTGATGACTATCTGCCAATCCATGTTAGGTCTTCATAATGTATGCAAGCGCATAGTAGGGAGGAAGGTTCGCATTGGTTCCAGAGTTTCCCGCGGAATCCACGGTCGTGGTTGTCGCTACCGTGATGCCGGTTGT